AAAAACCAATAGAGATGCCTCGATCTTTGGTAACTTTGTTGGTGGGTTTTGGTCTTGATTTAAGATGTAGTATAAGTAGTATAATTAGTATAGTTAATTCGTTTATACAATGGCTAACAATCCGGGTGATTCGGGCTCCAATAATCAGGATGCAGCGGTTGACCTTACTACCTTCCAACAGCTTCTAGACAAGCTAGAAGGATCTAAGAAGCGTCAGCAACGCCAGAAATCTGTAGAAGGTCGTCGTGACATCTACAGCCAAGGTCTTGCTTCCATGATGGGCAACTTCTAAGGAGTTGATCCATGGTTGTAGGAGCACCTGACCCCAAACAAGGACAAGTAGGAATGACATCATCTACGCCTAAAAATGTTGATGACACTTATGCAGAAGACGATTGGTTTGATCTAGACCAATACAAGAAAGCTGCACAAGTTGCATACGATTTTTCCATTGGAAAGATGGAGAAAGGCGGTGATGAAGAACGTGAAACCATCGGGAAAGGAGCTTTTGAACAACGCAAGTCAGCGGACCAGCAGCAGCAGTTCAGCGAAAAAGACGAAGCCAGGGATTACCGCCAGGCACAAAAGGGATATCGATTCTGATATCAACGTCAAAGTCTTTGAACACTGGCTAGATAATTTAGATAGTGCATCGAGAGAGTCTTTCTCTGCTTTTGCAGAAGAGACCTTTTCTCCTATCCAAGTTTATCTATACGCTAAATTCTTGGGGTATGAAAGCAGCATCATTGCTGTGGATCACTGGGTGGCAGCTGTATACCCAAAGCCTGATCATTATCGAGTGCTGCTGCATGAGATTAATGAGATGCAAGAAGACATCCGTAAACTCCGGGAAGACATTGAGAATACTGCAGTCAAGCGTGATGCTGGCGTAGCACGTATTGCTCAAATGCAGAAAGAGCTTCGAGGGACTATTGCCCAGGTTGATTCCTTTGTGTCATCTAAAGACAGAAAAGGATTATTGATGGCAGGAGCAGACCGAGCTTTACGTGAACTGGCTTCTGTATTTAAAGATGATCCTATTGAAGGCCCTTTACAAGAAGCTTCAATGTCTGTATGGGCTAGAATTCAATTTGAAGAATAGGTTTATTTAGTGGAAGAATCTGCTGGCCCATCTGTAGAATCTTCGTTCACGCATAAGTCGATGAACAATATTTTGCAGGCCTTAGATCGCAACCGCCGCATAAGCCCTGGCTTCAATAACTTCCGCCCAGTGGATGAAACCCCACAGGGAGGCAACCCATATCCCGATCAACCCTTAGCAGGGAAGTATATGTAATGGCTAAGAAAAAAATGCCGCCTCAATTGGTGGAATACTACAAAAAGAAAACAGGCGGTAAAGAAGGTGATGATGCTGAGAAGTCAGCAGAGAAAGGGTTGAAAGCTGCTAAGGCAGCTAAAAAGCATAAAGATTGTAACTGCAAAGACAAGTAAGTTACTATTTAGTAACTACTAGGTCTGCTTGTGCCTTCTCATCTTCACTTAGCTTATCGGCGTAATGCAAAAGCTGCTGCAGCAAACCATCGCATACGCAAGAGTGATCAAGAAGAGATTTACGAAAGAGCAAGAGAAGACTTTGGTTTCTTTTGTGAGTATGTTGCTGATAAAGCTCCGGCAGAACACCATAAACATTGGAACCAGCAGCTTGTCACTAATGAAAGTAGTTCATGCCTAACAAAAATTGCTGGACCCAATATTGACCTATTGGGGCCGCGTGGATCAGCCAAGAGTACTGTCCTAGGCTTATATACTGCCTGGGCCATTGGTGTACATACCACAGCCAAGAAGCCACTACAAATTCTTTACCTCAGTTATACCGTTGATATTGCAAGATCCAAATCTGCCACGATCAAAAGAATCATCGAATCTAAAAAATATCAGAATGTATTCCCTACCGTTAAGCTGCTCAAAAACGTTACTAGCAACGAGTACTGGTCCATTGACCACAAGTTTGCTGGTATTGATACAACAGGTGAAGAACAGTTTACTTTATGTGCCGCTGGCCTCAAAGGATCGGTGACTTCAAAACGATCTCACCTTGTCATCATTGATGACCCTGTGAAATCTGCCGCAGATATTGGCAACCCAGACATCCGCAAGATGATGCAGGATAACTGGAATGCAGTGATTGCTCCCACGATGTTTGAAGGCGGCCGTGCGATATGCTTGGGGACACGATTCCGTCATGACGATATACATGCGACAACGTTCTGCCCACAGAACAATTGGATGCAGATCGTCCTATCAGCGATCTTAAATAACGAGGAGACAGGCGAAGAAGAGTCATACTGGCCAGCTATGTGGTCACTAGATTACCTGAAAGAAAAGAAAAGGCAAGCACCAATTGCATTCTCTTTTCAGTACATGAATCAAATTGTCAGACAGAATGAACTGTCCTTGGCACCTGAGTTACTGGTTAAAGCAGAGATTGCAACAGAATTTGATTGCCTTGGTATTGGTGTTGACCTGTCTGCTGGTATTAAAGAGAAGAATGATTACACGGTTATGGTCTTAGGAGGAAAAATTGGTAACAAGATTCATATCATTGACTATCGAAGAATTCGTGTCATGGGTAACTTAGAAAAACTTGATGCAATGAAAGAGCTTCTTAATGACTGGTCAATCGTTGGCCGTCAAGATGACGGCTTATACTTTCCTACTTTCTCTACGTGTGACATCTGGTCTGAAGCAGTTCAGTATCAAGCATCACTAGAAGCAGATTTCAAACGTGTTTGTTTGGAACAAGAAGATCTTTATAATCTTATTTGGCATCCAGTTAAAGGCTTCCGTGCAGATAAGCTTGCACGTTTCCGAGGTATTATGGGTATGTTCGAAGACCACAAAATCATCTTTAATCGTTACCGTAATTTCACTACTATGTTCGAGGAGCTTACTAACTTTGGCGTTAGCTCTCATGACGATTGTGTAGATGCCTTGGTATGGCTTGTTAACGGTTTAATGAAACGAGGAAAACTCCAGGTAGATTATTAATGGAACATTTAGTAGCTGTTGCAATTGCTGGTATCACAGGAATTGGCTGGGGTACAGGCAAGCTCTTTGGTAGACTTCGTACTTTAGAAGATCGTATTGATCGTCTCCCAATTGAATACGTCTTAAAGCAAGACTACATTCGAGAGATGCAACGAACAAATGATGAGTTCAGCGAAATCAACATTAAGCTTGATAAACTTGTGGAAAAGATTTTGTCCAAATGAGCTACTACGTAGAGTTAATGGAAGATAACAACGGTGATTTGGTCATGCAAATCCCCGAAGAAGTAATGGAAACTTTAGGCTGGGAACCAGGCCAACTCCTTACTTGGGACTTAAAAGGAGATGGGATTATTCTGCAAAGATTAAATGGAGAAGGAGGTTATGAACCGGTAGAATAATTAAAAGCTTTATTAGATATGATTGGTGGATTAGCAGGAAGAGCACTTTCCACTCAAGGAGGCTTTTTAGGCAACTCAGGTGGTTTAGCTTCTCAGTACCCACTTGGCCTTGCTGGTCAAATTGGCGGCCTTAATGATCAGCTCTCTCCACAACAAGAAAGCAATTCTTTTGGACTAGGTGGATTGGTAGGACAGATGCTTCCTCCTATTGACCCTGCATCTCATCGCAATCAGATGAGACAAAAGAAAATTTACGACAAAGGACGTGGTACAGATAATCCAAATGAAGCGGATACTTTTCTGCGTAGGACTGGTGCTCAGCTTCCACCTTTAGCGCAAGGTTTACCTAATGGAGAGCAAGGACCATCGCAAGGACCTAACACTCCAGTAAGAAATTATCCAGGTATGGGCTACGGACCAGTTGGCCCAATGGGTGGCGGGTTGCCTCCTACACCAATGGCCAGTATGTACGGCGGTCCTCAGATGGGACAAGCAATTCCTCAAATGGGACAAGTAGGTGGCCTACTTGGTAATGCCAATTTCTTTAATGATCCAATGACTATCAAACGCGTAAGCTGATGGCACAAGACGACTCAAAATATACCAAGCCAGAAGTTCGTGAACGGATTAAAAACCGTGTCATGAAAGGAACTAAAGGTGGTAAAGCCGGTCAGTGGTCTGCGCGTAAAGCACAGCTCGTAGCTTCCGAGTACAAGAAAGCTGGTGGCGGGTACAAAGGTGGAGAAGGAAAGAAGCAAAAATCTTTAAAGAAATGGGGCAAGGAGGATTGGCAGACCAAAGATCAATATGAAAAAGGTAAAAAAGCAGCTTCTGCAGCTAAGAAATATAAGGAGAAAAAATAATGGATTTAGCAGGTAAGTTAATGGGCGGACTTAAATCTGTTGCAGGAGCAGGTTTAAATTTATTGCCAGACAGAATCAATTTGTTTGGTCGTTACTTGACAGGTGTCGGTAATTCTAATTTGCAATTAGATCGTTCTACTGAACAATCCTTAATCAATGCAACTGAAAAACCTCCTGTCTCTATGGGAATGATACGTAGTTGGCCAGACCAAAGAACTGCTATGGAAGGTGATCTTTCTAAAAGTGAAATGGTGGAGATGCCAGTGGCTGCAGCAGGCCCAGGAATGCCAACCTCTGGCCCAACGATGCCATATATGAGCGGTGATCAAGTTGCTTCTCAAACACTCGGACGCTTTAATGCAGAAGTGACTCCAACCACTGTTCGTGTTAAAGATACTTATGACATGGTCAATGAATCAGAAGATCCTGATTTAGTTAGCGGTCAATTCCAACCAGGCAAAGCGTATAGAACTTTGCAAGGAGCTTTTAATCCGACAAAAATTTATCATCCAAAGATTGATCAACTACAAGATATCAGCCATTTGCTAAAACCTGAAGAAAAAGATTTTGGTGCTTACATGCGCGAGGTGGGTAAAGGCACAACAAGAAGTCCCTTAACAGATGTGGCTCGTGCTGCCATGTACGCATTACCTGTTCAATTCCAGCCGTATGAAATTGATTACACGATTCAACGCTAACCATGGCAGATAAAGCAATCCAATCTGACGGTACGACCAAACGTTACCTCCCCAAGAAAGCATGGGCTTCTCTTTCCAAAGAAGAAAGGGAAGATACTGACCGCAAGAAACGAGAGGGATCTCGTAAAGGAAAACAATTTGTTGGTAACACAGAGAAAGCAAAGAAAGCTGGTAAAGCTGCTAGGATGTATAAAAGTAAGGCTGGTAAATAATGGCCGGAACGAGCGCCCGTCTAAGAGAAATCGTTAACTCATACATCGAAAGAGATGGTAATGAGTACGTTGACACGGGCATTGTCGCAGGTCATATCGCTCAGATGAAGCTCTTTGGTATCCGCCAAGGTGTTGAGTTTTTCCCTTCACAAGATAACTTCGGGAATCAGCGAAAAGATTTTATCGATAAAGTAATTAAATACAACAAGCTAGACACAAGACTTGATTCAATATGGGATTATTTTCTTTGTGATGGAAAAGGGCTTTTCTACATCAGACCTACTAAAAATAATTATCGTCTCTATTATTTCCGTAGCCATGAGTATCGCTCTTATTACAACGTAGATGGTGAATTAGAAGAAGTCGTAATCATCTACAGCTATAAAGTCAAGACTGGAAAAGGAGGCATTTACCAGGACATTGGTTTGTCCGGACTAAGTGGTGCCACTGATCATGAGAATCCTGGACAGAAGCGTTACATCCGTTTGTCAATCAAACCTGATGTTATCGAAGAAACTCACTCAGAAGGTGAAATTTCATTTGACAATGTCAACATGATGACCCCTGGCAAAACCCAGAAATTTGCCAATGAGCTTTTATATATTCCTTGCGTTGAAATCTTCAACAATCCCAAGGGCTTCTCCATGGAAGGCAGTGGGGAATTTGATCAATTAGCCAACCACATCATTACGCATGATGAGTTGGTACGCAACATGAAGAAGAACTTGCAGTTCTTTGGTAATCCTACGTTGCTTTCTTCCCGTCCCAAGACGGATCTGATGGAGCCAGGGGGAGGTGGGGATGGATCTGCACAACGCCCCTCTATTGCTGCCAACTCAGGTTTCAATAGTATGTCGCCAATGTCGCGATCTACCTTTAAACAAGATCCTATTCAACGTGGTGTTGACGGACAACTCCGTGTGCCACGTGTTATTGCCAACCTTGAGCCTAACGATCGAGTTGGTTATATTGTTCCTGATGCAATTTCAGGTGACCAGAATGCATTTGTACGACAATATAGAGAAGAGATTCGTACAGCCCTTGGAGGTGTAGATGAACTTTCAATCTCCGCAGGTGTTACTGCGACCGAATATAAAAGTTTGTTTGGTCGTGTTGCAGCCACCAGTAAAAAGAAAGCGAATTCGATTTATACGCATGGGCTCTGCCGATGCATGGAACTAATCATCTTTCAAGAGGAACAACTCTTTAAAGATACATTGGCAGCTGCAGCACAATTTGAAAAACCAATCACACCTCCGCCAGGAGCTGGTGCAGAAGAAATGCAGTTCTATCGCGAGGCGATGGAAGAATATGATCAACGTGTCAATCAACTTATGATGGCATGCGTTAAAGCACAAATGATTCCACCTGGTGTTAGGGGACTAATACCAGATGGAGACATTACAATGCTTTGGCGTTGGCTTGGGCCGGTTTATGAAGAATCGACTCAAGATATCCTGAACAATTCAATTGTTGTAAGAAACTTACAAGAATTGGGTGTTGATAGCATAGAAGCACTGAAATATCTTTTCCCTTCAAAAACAGAAGAGGAAAGAGCGGAGATGCTTTCAGGATTTCCGTTCAGGATGGTTAACGAGTTACAAGGTGCTTACAACCAATTCTCTCGTTTGATAGGGGGCATGATGCAGACCCCTCATCCCCAATCTCCAGATTTGCCTATGGCAGCTGACCCGAGATTGGACCTTACTCCATATCTGTATCGAACACTAGAAGCATTACAAAAGGAGATGAGTTATGCAGGACGCTTCCGTCCAATCGATCCCACAGATGAGCCAGCCATCCGTGGCCCCGAGCAGTTACGTGGCGGCAGCACCGGCAGCTCCGGTAGCGGCTCCTCAGGCAGCCCCGGCTCAGGTGGGAACGTACTTCCCCCAGGCGGTGCCCCAGGCGGCTCCAGCCTCGACTACCAGTTACCAATCAAACCCGTCAGCATTCGTCCCCCCTTCCCAGGGCCAGGCGGATCTGGGGAACCCATGGGAATCGGCCTTCAACAAGGTGGTGAACCTACTGGGCAGTCCGGTGCAATCCCCGTTCCAGGGAGCACCATCACAGGCCCCGGTTCGGACTCCGGGTCAGTATACCCCAGCCAATTGGGGTCAAACAGCATCGACCCAACCCGACGCATCAACGAGCTGGGGTCAGCAGACCTCGCAAACAAGCCCGACCTCATACAGCAGCTCTTCCCAAACTTCATCGATCAACTCCTTAGCCGACGTGGCGGATCTCCTTCAGTGGAGTCCAGAGAGTCAGATGGTGGTGGCGAACTACGGGACGGAAGCTCCAGCGATTCTAAACCAGTACGCTCTAAACCTGGAAGGGATGCTGGACAGCGCGGTCGCGTGGGGAAACGAGGCAAATAATACCCTGATGGGTTATGCCAACTTCTCCGTCAATGAGCATCGCGAGAATCTGGCTTACAACGAAATTCTTACTAACCCTGACATCTTGTCGGATTACACCTTGAATTTCTTTGGTCCTCAAGGTCCATATCCTGTCTACGAATCTGAAGCAGAATTAGCTACCCCTGGTTATCCAACTCAGCAGGTATCTAACGAGCAAATGATTCCTGGCGCAAACTTCCCTGCACCTCCACAGGCTGCTGCTCCTCAAGCTCCCCAAGACTTCTGGGGTTCTTTCAAGCAACAGATGGATCAAGATCCTACGCAAGCATGGCGTGTGATCAACCAGGCTTCACCTCAGGTGATGGCTAACAAACTCTTCGTGATGGAGTGATCCAATGCGTAACGCTTTGAAATATGGTATTCCTGCGGCTGCCGGTCTCGGCGCTGCAGGTCTTGTTGCCAGTCAAGGCGGGAATCCTGTTGAAGCCGGTGGCGCTGCTATTGCTGCTGGCTTAGGCGGTGCTGCTGGTTTAGTAGGTGCTCGTCAACTTGCGGGTAGATACAACCCTCAATTAATGCAACGCATTAGTGGAACACTCTCTGATGTTGGCAATCGAGTTGGTGATTATGGCCGCAACCTTCCAGATGACAGTATTGTCCGCAAGCGTGGTACTGCCATGGCTGCCGATGCTGTTTCTGCAGTA